CATTCTTAGCTTGTTGAAGTGCGCGATTTTCTAGCGCACATACATATACCTGTTTCGCAGGCTGTAAATCCGTGTTAGGTCTTAGCGGGATAGATATAGGTCCACCGGACCCACATACCTCTAGCACCTTATACTCCATTTTATTACTTCCGTGCTTTATTAAGTGTTTCAAAATAAAGGGATGTCATTTTTTGCGAAAACCCTCCACGGATATGTTTATACGCATTCGGCTCCTTCGGAGACCACCAACGTATAGCATCTTTTTCAAGTACATCGGGTGGTAGTAAATGTCGCCAGTCCTTATTATCAACTAGTTCTTTTGTGCGTTTCTGGGCTTCTAACATAGTAGCAGGTGTGATTGTGGCGTGCCAGAACTGATACATAAATTTCGCATTTGGTACACCTGAATCAGTCCAATCTTGTATATACGCATTTTCTAGCGGTATAAGATTTATGAGCTCACTCGGCATAATCTTCGCCTCCTCTTTCGTTTCACGTAAGATACCGCGACGCATAGCTAGAAGAATCTGTTTATACGTCATTTTGACTCCTTTGCGGGGTGCTCCTAGCTCATCCCATTCAAACTGTCCCTTTGGCGGCTCCCATCGGTGATCTGACATTCCCCACTCGTGAACGATAACAATTTGACTCGGATTTTCGGCATTATGAATGAAGACAATGTTACGTAAAAAAACAGGCGCGCCGTCCATCATTACGTAGGCGTAGCGCTTTCCCTTTGGAAACACTCTGTAGCCAACTTCCATCTACTGAGTCACCGGATTATTCGTAAATCAGAATGTCGTCACCCTCCGCCTCCTCTTCGTTAATCGTATCCATTGCGACCGCAGCGTGCTGCTGTGTCGTAGGAAGGCTGACAGGAATGCGGAGATTTGTTGTCGAGCATTCGCCATTATCATCCGCACCGTACAGTGCGTCGTGAATCTCATCCGTCGTATACGGCGCCAGACTATCGTAATCGACAGGGTTCTGTTTGGGAGTATCTTCGGCGAATTTGACGGCGGTCTCCTCGTCAAAGAGTAGTTCAGAGAAGGCTGTACCCGCCTTAATCGGCGCACCCAACATCACCTTTGAGCTCACGCCTAGCACAGGATCCCGCTCTCCAAAGATGGCGGCACGGAGCGCAATATCCTCCGTCTGCTCGAACGACATCTTTGCCAGCGGTCCAATATCGTTCTTATTAATGCCGTAGCGGTCAATACTCATTGTACGCCCCTTGTGGCACATCTTATCGAGCAATATACATACGTGGCGGTAGTTCACTGAGCTGCCCGATTCGGCAAACAGCGTTGTAATTTCCTTATAAAGGGTCGCACGGGTTGCCTCAATACCCAAGTTCGCAAACATATCGTGGACGTTCGAGCTGACAATTCGAGTAGGGTCAACATCGGGGTGGGTTAGAACGTCAAGGAAGTTGCTACCGTCGCTAATGAGAACATACTGCTCTGCCGGCACATACTTACCATCCTTCAGCTCTACCGCATCCGCAATCTTTTGGTAATTGACCGAACGGAGACCAGGAATACCACGCACAGCGGTACACGAAAGCACCTTGTTCTGAAGAGACTTGAGCGTATTCAAGTCGTCGCTGGCATTGTCGCTCTTTGTCAGACGAATGCGGAAGACAAGCTGGGTAGCATTGTAATCCGTATAAATACTCGTGATATCACTGCTGAATTTCGTCTTAAGAATCAGCGCAATATCGTCCATTGTAATGTTCTTATTAAACATTTGTTCGCGATCCAGCTCAAACCGTAGAATCCAGGGCGACTTAGGCTCAGGGGTTGCCGGCGTTTGCTCCTCCGTCACCGGCGTAGAGCTGAGCGGATCCTGGACGACACCTTCCTGTGCGGCCGGAGTAGATGTCGCCTTCTCGTACGCCGCCATATACGCTAGCCAATCCGCATCCTCGGCAATCAGCGTCTCATTGTCACGGGGATCGTAATAGATACGCGCAACCGTTACAATATCCTGAAGGAGTGTAAACTCTAGCTCTTTCGAGACACGGCGCGCCTCCTCCTTCTTATCACGAATATCACGGCGCAGGGGAATATTCAACTCAATTGCCTTCGGATTGCGCGTCGCCTTCAGCAACTCCTTCAAACGTGGCACACCTCGCGTCATATTTGACTTTGCTGCTACACCTGCTAAATGGAACGTATCTTTTTGGCACAGTTGATTGAGTACTGTAAAGTTGCGAGTTGTTTCAACCGTTACATCATAAACCTTGCCACCCTTAGGAGATACTTGGGTGATAGATTTTACCTTATCCATAACAACATCATTAAACGTCTTATACTTACAAACTGTGTGGTCAGTTTCAAGAATTTTATCAAGACGCTCCTGTTTTGCGGTTAGCGTGAGTGAGATCGTCTTGGCAAAGACAGATGCATACATTTGCGGAATGCGTAGCTGATATTGCTGCGACACCGACTTGAACTTGCCGATATTTGGCATATACGATGACATAGTTGTAAAGATTCCATAGCGGGCGAGTAATGTACCAAGACGAGTAATAAGTGCCTGAGAGACCGAGGAACACGCAATGCTTCCATCTAGTGCGACCGATCCATCACCGCTAAAGTATCCATCCAGTAGTGCGACAACAAACTCGTTAGGTGCCTGGAAGACCCATTCGGGTAGAGTCTTCTCATAACTAATATGTCCGAACGCCTTTTGCATGACTTCCGTAAGAAGTGTAGAATGAATAATAAGACTTGTCGTATGTCCCTTAATTCCCGTATTCTCAATTACTTTGTCTACCGAAGTCGTATGATGTCCAATACACCATCCTTCCATGAGTTTACGGCAAGGTGTTAGAAACTTATCGTCATTATTTGTAATCTGAATCTGCGTTCCGCTTGTAGATCCTTCTGATAAATAAGCACCAACAAAGAAGCCAAATTCTTTAGTAAGCGGAATGCTATCAGGAATATGTGATGAGCATGAGCGAGTGGATTTAGGATATACATATCCTGGCATAAATGTATCAGCCCGTGTATTATGTCCATTCGCAAACGCATCACGGAATGAATCGCTACGGCTGTAAGGAACCGTAAAGTCTTTGCCATTTGCGTCTGAAAACCAGTGACGCTGACCGGCTTCGTCCGCTTTATTCATTGCATTTAGCGCTTTCTTTGCCTCCGTTCCAAACAGATACATCTTCGCTGAGAGTAATGTATGAAGATCAAGAGTTTGTACAAGACCTAGTTGATGAATCGCCATAGTATTCGCAATAGGCAATACATCGCCTACCTTTAGCTCAGAACCATTCATATCTACAATCTTTCCATCACGAAGAGTTAGGAATGACTTACCCTTCGTTGCTTTGACTGTACGACCGCTCTCCGTTGTCACCTCAAGAATTGTATCTGTTCCGTCCTCATTGACTACAGGATGCTTCGTAATTGCTTCTAGCTTCGTCCAAACCATCTTACCATTCTCATCGCAAGAAACAGCCGACCAATCGTGCCCGTCATCAAGAGCAACATAGAGCTGGTCATTTGGCAGATGTTGAATCCTGTCCTCCTTACAAGACGCAATGTAGTTGTCAATGAACTCGCCAATCTTGGGGGTTTGGATTTTTCCGTCTTTCGCAATAATGATTTCTGTATCCCAGTCGACAGAGTTTAGCGTCATCTGTGTAGCGGGCTCGCCGATAGACTGTGCGGCAATGACACCTACAGGCTGTCCTGGCTCTACCCACGATTTCCAGTGCCTGAGAACAACCTCCTCCGCAAGCGCATCGAGCGCCGGCTGTGTGTAGCCAATCGACGCCAAACGAGACGGCGCAAGGTGATAACGCACCAGTGCCGCCCAAATCTTATTGTTTGCGTGCGTCTTTGCCAGAATCTTTGTCTGGGCTTCCAACACTGCCGTAGCTGTGACTGGGTTTGCCGTATTTGCTGGGTCTAGGTTGAACTGCGCCTTAATAGCGTAAATAAGGCGCTCCAAATGGACGGGAGATCGTACGTTCTTCTGAGGCTTTGACCCAAATACCTTCTCCACAATAATACGACGGTCCTCAATCATTGCGTCCTGGTACGCCTTTTCTGTGGGAGCGCCTGGCGCGGCGGCGTAAGCAATAATATCAGCATCGCTCATTGTGGAAAGGGGAAGCGGCTGATTCTCCAGCTTTGTCGCATTAATGCCGTCCTCGCCATAGGATACCTGTAGCAGATTGCCGTTGGTATCACGGACCGACCCGTCGTGCTGGGTAATCAGGTCCTCTAGAGCGACACGGATTTGGCGCTGCATATAACCCGTATCGGCAGTCTTAACAGCAGTATCAATAAGACCCTCACGACCTGACATCGCGTGGAAGAAGAACTCATCAGGCTGGAGTCCCTTGATATACGAGCTGGTAATGAAGCCGCGTGCCTGTGCACTATCATCAAAGCGCTTAAAATGCGGCAGCGTACGGTGCTGGAAACCGTTCGGCACGCGCTTACCTTCAATCGCCTGCTGTCCCAGTGTAGCAATCATCTGTGAGACGTTTACATCTGAGCCCTTCGAACCTGCCTTTACCATGTTTGTCATGCGATTCGTATCAGCAAGAGACTTGAGACCAATCTTACCTGCCTCGCCTACAGCCTTATTAAGCGTACCCATAACCTTATTTTCAAACTCCTCCTGATTGCTGCGACCCGACGAATTCTCAAACAAGCCAGTATGTAGCTGGAGAATCTGCTCCTCAATCGTCTTTGTAAGCTTGTTGAGCGCAATGCCGATTTCGTCAATCGTTGCCTGATCGGCAATCAAATCGGAGATACCGACTGAGAAGCCGCTATTCATTAGGAAATTCGCAATCATTGCCTGAAGACTGTCGAGGAAATCGACCGTAATATCCGGTCCGTAATCGTTGTAAATAATATGAATGAGCTGCTTGGAGAACACCGACTTATCAAGAATGCCCTGCTCGATAACACCATTGAGAATCTTGACAAGATTCGGTGACTGTGGATTCTTCTTATCTTCATCACTGTAGCTGCTATTTGGCATCTGAAGGCTCACTGGTGGTAGCAGCGCTGACAGTAGCTGCTGTCCCGACCACATCGGCTGCGGTGTCAGGGTAACCGGTGCCGGTAGCTTACCCTCCCAACGCTTGGCGTGGACCAGTAGGTTCATTGCCTCCTTCTTTGTGAAAAGCACGTTAGAGCGCGTGAAACGATTCGCACCTACAAGCGTATCTTGTACGACGGATACAATCGGTACCGACTCACGGGGGCTCACGATTTGGAGCGGCACCGCCGCAATTTCTCTTAATTCTGTTGCTGTCTCCACCGACTGGGGCGCGTGGAGGTTCATTTCATCACCATCGAACATATGGGATTTGTACCGTGATTTTCACCACGGAGTAGACTTTATCTTAAGCCTTGCTGGCGCTTGCCAGTTTGACCGACCACCGTCAAGTCGTTGCTCCTTCCCCACGGTATGTTGATACCAGAGGGGCTTGGGTCAGGATTGCCCATTACTTGCTTATATTTTGTTGAATATAGAACTCGTATCTCAAGATGTTGTCACCGTATCCATTCGGACTTTATCCGTGGCCGGTAGCGACTTTCGTCGGTACCTTGGTAATCTTGAGCTTTAGGGGTTTCCCTGAATTTGGTGGTCTTGCGTCCCATACCCCTCTCAGGTTAGGACACTAGGCGGTTATATCATTGATTTACAGGATGAAATTGACTGTAAACCATATGGGTGCTGTTACACTGTTTTTCCTAAGATGTTTTAGCACCAACATCAGAGGCAGCCGCCTGTTGCGGACTTCGATAGTCGTCTTGTACCAATATATTAGTACGAGTCTCCATTAATTTTTCTTTTATAGCAAGAGCAGTTTTATAGGCATCATCTTGTTTGATTTTTTTACCACCGAAACAGATACGACTTGTTCCGTCAGTTGTTTTTATATGAAGGGCTACGAGGTTATTGAAGTTTGCTATACGAATTCGTTCTATTAATTTGTCACGGAATTGTTCGATCTTTTCTACATATTTGCGATAGGGGTCGTCTGCGACTTCCTCAAATACTTCGATACCGTGCTCGGCAAAGATTGTTGCGAATTCCTGTGCTTCTCTAAGAGCATTTTCATATGTGCTATCACCTGTTTGTCCGAAAGTGAATCTTACAGGATTTTCTTCAATTTGGTCTAGATAAACATATACAAGTTTTGGAGCACCGTTTGCATTTACGGGACATAGACGAACTTTTGTTGTCGTCGGCAGATAATGTTCTGCTATAGTTGTCTGTTCCCTATGTTTACAGCGCGAATGACGCATTACATTGTAGCCATCTGGCACAACAGAATGTTTTACAGAAATCCAATAGGCTTCACGTTCATCCAACCGTTCCTCTTGAATACCTGTTTCCAAACAGGTAAGTTCAAAGTCGTCGGCTCCCAATTCTTGTATCGTAGTGGCGAGAGGCGTTTTTGAACCACGAAGTGCTGAACTTACGTGATCCGACCATCGCCCTACGACACCGTACTTGTATTGTTTATTGTCTTTTGTTTTCGTATCTTGTGTTTGCCCAACATATATTTTGTTTGTTGTTTTACTTTTTGCCTGATAAATGCTGCCGGAAGCCATTTGTTTTTCTAATTTATAATGGAGACTTTTCTTTAGACGATTCACTTTTGTTAATCCGCGTTATAGGGCGCCGTCACAAATACATTCAAACGGAACGTATTGTACGGCAAGATTTTGGCAATATGTGCCATCATCGACATTCTGTGTAGCGATGGCTGTCTGTTGAATAAGACTACATCGCCGTCCATCAAATGCCGATTCACTACATCGCCCTCAAACAGCTCGAGTGACTTAGCGTTGACGTGCTTGAGTGAAATAGTACGCCCGTCGTTGCGCTGAATTGTTTTCGCACCAGGATACACATCCGGTCCATTCTGAATCAGCTTATACAGCTTGCCAATATTGAACTGAGTAACCTTCTCAGGAAACGTAAGATTCGTTGCAATCTTGAGAGGAATTCCGAGCTCCTTGACGGAGATATTTGGGTCCGGTGTAATGACCGAACGCGCCGAATACTCCACACGCTTTCCCTGGAGATTTGAACGAATACGACCCTCCTTCGATCCCAGACGCTGCTGAAGTGACTTGAGAAGTCGTCCTGAGCGCTGGGCGGCAGGGCTGATGCCTGGAATATTGTTATCTACCAGCGTTGCTACGTGATACTGTAGCAAATTCGTCCACTCATCAATCGCACGCTTTTTCGGCTCATCTGTAATCTTTTTCTTCAGCATATTGTTCGCCTTAATGATATCAATTAGCTTACTTGTCAGGTCGTCTTCTGCGCGCTGATTGTTATCCTGCGTGACCGAAGGGCGCACTTGAGGCGGAGGAATCGGTAGAATCGTACATACCATCCAATCCGGTCGGCACCAGTGGCGGCTAAAGCCCATAAACTCAACGTCTTCGTCGGTCACACGGCGTAGTAGACGATGAACGTACTCAGGCTCAAGAAGCATTGAAAGATTCATAACACCATCACTGTCGACTGTAGCACCCTCAGGTGCCTGGACGCCTTCCGGGAGCTGTAGATTCCTCCAGTCCGCATAAATCTTATGGACCGGCTCCTCACGGTACTTATTGGGCTGGCGAGAACCGCAACCGTCCTCGATATCCTCACCACAACGCGTTGTTCCCTGTGCGGCATCCAGTACAACTTTCCATCGGGACTCGCCCTTCAGTTTGAGAAAGTGCTGGTGGCGCTGTTTATCAATAAGAAGTTTACCACACTTGAAACACACACACCGTAGAACTTTCATTAGAAGCTTGAAGAACTGGGTGTAGTATACAGGACGGGCAAGGACAAAATGACCGAAATGACCGGGGCAACTATGATTGTTCTGACCGCACGAGCGGCAAACCTTACCGTTCTCCAGTACACCCATACGCGGGTCAAAGAGACCGTTGAGTTTACCTTCTGCTGTCGAAGGATTCGTAATTTCGCATACGGAACGTCGTAGGATTTCTTCGGGGCTGAAGACCCCAAACTGAATCCCTACGATGGACTCAGTCTCCGATGAATGTGATAAAACCGGCATCTCTTCTTTTTTGTATGAGTTTCTTTTAAACGGGCGAAGACGCGTCAAATTTTATAAGTTTTTGCGCATTTTTAGAATAAAATTTTTAAATATAATAACTAAGGTAAATGAACGATTTATCTGGTGCGGTTATAGTTGATATATGTAGTGCCGATCCACCACCCCCACCAGAAGAAGAACATCCTGATTATGTTCCTACAGGTCCTACCGGTTTGACAGGTCCTATTGTTGCGAATGTGACCTCAAAGGCAGTTACTGTGCAAATGCCTAGCAATTTTGATATTGCGGTTGCAAATTTAAAAAAGTGTGTGAAGGACATGACAACATTTGTAATTCAAGCGTCAAATATAACGCTAGACGAAAAGACCGCACTAAGTATTGAAGATAAAGCTTTTAAAATATCATCAAATATGATGATGAAACTTCCAGGAAAAACCAAACAACTCACACTCGGGAAAGTACCAGAAGAAATAATAAATGCTATAAAGCACTATGCAGAAAATACTATAGAACAACTAAAAAAAGAACGGTCTAAAAGTCCTACAGGTCCTACGGGACCCACAGGTGCTACGGGACCCACAGGTGCTACAGGTGCTACAGGTGCAAACAAGAATGTAGTAAAATATAGTAAATTGCGCGAACGAATGGATCGTGGTCCAATTAATTTTTCGCGTAATGATGATGACCACAATTCTTTGAATAGTATTGACGATGACCATAATTCCTGCGACTCAGTACCACTTGAAAGAAATTATGATATGCCAACAGCACATAAATTAGATCCAGGTACAAAAGATATTAGTGGAAGCATTATACCAGGTCAGGCAACAATTGCCTATGTTAAAAAATTCATGAATGAAGATTATTCGGACGCAGGATTTAATATGTCAACATCTATGGATATTTTAGCAGTTTATCTAAAAGCACAGAAAATTTTGTATACCGAAGCAAAAGTATATTGCGAACAACAATTAAATATGTTAATGTTGCCTGCGATTTGTATATCGGCTATATGTACTTTACTCAGTCTTGCGCTTCAAAACGAAACTGCTGGTCCGTATATTATTAGCGGTTTAACCGCCGTTAATTCATTTATTTTAGCTCTCATTTCGTATCTAAAACTAGATGCGAAAGCAGAAGCTCATAAAACAAGTGCCTATCATTATAGCAAATTATTAACTATTTGCGAGTTTCAATCAGGTAAAATTGTATTTTTTAAACTTGATAACAAATCATATTACGAGAATTTATATAAGGAAATGTTTAATCTTGTTACAGACATACAAAAGAAAATAGAAGAAATTCAAGATACTAACAAATTTATGTTACCACAGTATATTCGTTATAATTTTCGTAAACTCAACGAACAGAATCTTTTTTCCGACGTGAAAAATCTTCAACTAAAAG